TAAATCCAATTGCATGAGTTCCAGTACGTACTGGCGATGTAACTGCAATCATTGAGTTTACAGCCCACGTTCCGCCTTGTGTTGTAACTGTGCTAGTAAAGCTTTCATATATTTGATATTGATTGCATTGGGTGTATGCAAAAGATGAAACCAATAAGAATAAAAATAATAACTGTTTCACGATTCCTGCTTTTTATGTTTTGATTTCCTAGTATATTTTTTGCGATTGCGTTGAATTACAGGACGGGTTGCCTGCCAAACTTCTTGCATCGTAACTTGAATCTTCTCCATATAAATAAATATACAGAAAATAATTTAAAATTCAAATTACCATTTACGACAAGACCAATAACGTGCTGAGGTTCTATCATTTGCTGTATGACAACGGTGTCTTGCTCTAAATGAACGCCTACGTGCAGGATTGTTCTTACGTATTCTCATATTAGGGTCTCCAAAGTTGACCTTTACAACGTTACCTTTAGCGTTCTTAACGTAGACTTTGAATTTCTTAACATCGCCTTGCATTGGTTTGCCAAGTTTAACTTTGCGTCCTTGATATTCTGATTCATTTACTCCTGGATATGCAATATCAATATATTCATCTAGATCTGCATGTTTTTTAATGTATTCAATTAAACAGCTTGGACAATATCCATCTGCTTCATTGATTGGAACGCAGTTAGGAACTTTGCGTCCACCTTTTTTCTTCATTCCGATCATTTCATATCCAGACCAACACGGATCTGATTCATCAATATATTGCATTACAACTCCTGACGTATTGCTAACTTAGGAAGATATGTCCTCCATGTTGCTAATATTTGTTCTTTTTCTTTATCAGTTATGGTGTTGTTATCAACCCATATACTTAAATAATTATTGACAACTTGCTGAAATGGTTGTTTTGATTTTTTAGCTTTTGAATATAATCCATGTATCATTGCTGGAATTTCTTTGGGCAATAAAAAGTATCGAACTGGTGGTAATTCTCCTGATTCAATCTTAGCACGAAGTCCCATATCTGAACGTAGATATTTGCTAGCAATTAAGTTCCAACCACTTTGTGTTACATGTTCAATTTCATGTCGAAGTATGTCTCTTAGTTCCATTGCAACTTCACTCAATATGCGCGGATACTCTGCCGAATCAAATTGAAATCGTACTTCTATTAATGGCAATTCATCTGAGTCTCGTTTATCGGAGTTATATGCATCTCCTCCAGCTTTGAAATCATTGAACCCGTCAATCCATTGTACTTTGAGTTGTAAGTAAAACTCAACAGGAATATCCATGTTTTCTACTTCTTCAAAATATATGTGACGTTGCTTCTTGTCATCATCAATCAATGGAACTTCTTCATCTTGTTTGAAGTAAATCTTTTCTCCTGCAAAACGTCCTTCCGGATCTTTTGTTGCAGCATAACTGTCTTTGATGATTTTTAATAATGTATTAGATAGCTTAGTTACCAAACTATCATAACGTCCTTCTACAATCAATGTTTTAAGTGATATCATATTATTGTATCTGATTTATCATGTTGGGATCTATTTTAACGTTATATGCTGACCCGCGATTAATTTTTTTCAACATGGGTTCTTGTTTTAAGAAATTCCAAGAATCAAAATGTTTAAATCGACCATTACGATCAAAACCTACATTGCCGGCATGTGCTTCTGCGCCATGTATTTTTAATTTTCCAAAATCTTTTAAAATCGATTGGCGTTGTGGTAATATTTTTTTCATGAAATTGTCAATTTCATTTACCGTAAAGCCCGAGTAAACTCCAGCTTTTAATCTTTCAATTACGCGGTTCGCTATTTCTTTATTTGTGAAATCTGATCGAAGATTTAAAAAATCTGATTGAATAATATTCCATAATTTTTGCTCTCGATCGGATAGCACTGTTATCTCATCCATTAATATTACGTAATATTGAGTCGATTCTCCATTTATTGTTATTTTGCTTATGCTATAAGGTTTTATTACGTGTTTTGCAGTAGTTCTTTGCCGGGCGCGCAATGCAGATGCAACTTCCTGCGGATTGCTAGTAAGTTTTAAAATACGTCCTCTTTCCGTACGCATTGCAGCTCCTTGGGCTCCACCCATAAGTTTACCTTCAATTTTTTCTCCCATTTGTTTTGCAAGATCATTGAATACCTTATTTAACATTAATTCATTACGTTTATTTAGAAATACATGAGATAGGTGTATATTCTTAGGAACAATTGGTTTATGCAGCGTAGCTCCAGTAACTGGAGGATTTGGCATTGACCATTTAAAATCTTTCGGCGGTTCGAATTTTGACCAACCGGTTGGCGCCTTTGTCTGTACATGTGACCCAACTGGTGATAATTTTTTTGTGGCTACAATATCTTTTGCAGTAAGCTTACCTGTTTTAATTTGTTTAAGTGTACTAACAATATCGGCAGTTGATTTATTAGATAATGATTTCCAAACTAATGGAGCTTCTTGCTCTAAACGTTGAACACTAGATAATCGCTTAACGATAGTAGGATTGGGTGCAATGAATTTGCCACCCTTTGTTTTTCCTCCTTTGGAAAACAATTTAATTAAAGCTCGTAATAATTGTCTCATATCATCATTTCCCTATTTGTTTATCTAGTCTAGATGCAAATTGTTTATCTTGAAGTTTATCATTGAGATCTTTTTGTGATAATTTATTTTTTATCATGTACTCACCAACTTTACGTCTTTGGTCATCATCTTTACTAAGAATATATGATGCTAATGCACCTAATCCTGCAAATGCACCGGTTGCTATCATAGCTGTTGATTTGAATTTACTATATTTAAGATGCGTTCCCCATTCGCCTAACATAGCAGACAACGTTTCTGGTGTTATTGGCTCCGTTGAATATACCGTAACTTCTTTTTTACCTAAACGCTGTAATGCAGATTTTCTTTTATTAACATTTTTAACATTTAGCATTGCTTGGTCCGGGGCCGTTGTTATATCTTTATACATTGTACCTTTAGTTTGATATAATGGCGTTTTGCCATCAGCTCTAAATACATTTCCAGCATCATCATAATACAATTTATTCTTAGTCCAAAAAGGTTTTCCGCCTACTTCCCAATTGGCAATTTTATCTGTTTGTGTTTTTGACAATTTCAGTTTTTTACCTAATCGATTAACTAACCCCTTTAAAGGTTGTAAGTCCCAATGGTCATAAAAGACAATAAAGTTTCCTTTTTTATCAACACCTTTATATGCACCGCCGTTGCCATGTACCCCACCAAAGTTAAATGTTGTTAATATGTCTTTTTGTTTTGGATTACGTATTATAGCATCAATTTCATTTTTTGCAATTGTAAAATTTTTTATACTATATGCTGGTAATCCGTCTGTATGGGTACCTATTTTTATTAATGAATTGTATTTTTGTGGAACATTATTGTATACGTACCACGCATCATAACGATTTCGAAGTGATTGATATTTAGGTCCAATCTTAGGTAAAAGTATTTCTAATGGAATACCAAAAGGTTTTGATAAATTGTATCCAATTGGTGTTACTGCACGTGCTTTAATTTTTCTTCCTGCAGATTTTACTTTATCAATTAGTTGTGATATTGATAGCTTACCTTGTTTTGTTTTTTTTAAAATTTCAATTTGTTCTTGTTTTGGTAATTTTGATAACTTCTTCCATACTTCCGGATTAGTTTGTTGTAGTCTTTCTAGCTTTTGTAAATTTTTAATAGCTGTTGGATTAGGTGGAATAAATTTACCACCTTTGATTTTACCACCTTTGGAAAACAATTTAATTAAAGATCGTACTAATGTTTGTAATAGTCGCATTACCAACCCCCAGAGCCTTCGCCTCCGTGTATATTTTTTGTTCTAGCGCTAGTAGTATAATCTCGATTAATTCCCCATTTTTTATCGTATTTAGATGGTTTTACATAATCTGTCATTTTTTTGCGACCAGCTACATAATCTTTAAGAAATTTTATTTGTTCTTGTCTTCCAGCTTTGCCTTGTTGCATTAATGCTTGATATTTTCTACGATATTGAGAATTTGTTTCTAGCATAGTTTGAAATTGCTTTAATCTTTGCGATTTGGATATATCTCGAGCTATCATTCGACCACCAGGTGTTTTGCCGCCCTTCATAAATAATTGAATTAAACGTTGTAATAATTTAAGCATGATATTCCTTATACTTTATAATAAATATCATTCTAATAAATTATAATTCCAATAACGTTCTTTGTCATGATTGAAAGGATTACCGGTTTGTTGATAATAACAATTGAAGCAAAGCATTTGCAAATTCTCTACAACATGATTAGTTTCATCACCGTCTATATGATCTAAGAGCAATGGAACTGTATCATCTGTTATTCTGCGTTCTGAATATCCGCAGCTTGCACATTCTTCTTTAAATATACCTAATGCTAATAATCTGTTACGAAGTTTCCATGTTGGATAGTTAGGATGCTTACCTTCAAGTATATTTGTTATGCTGTATATACCTTTATTGGCTTTTTGAACATCTTTTGGTATGCCGACTCCAAATTGATTCTTATGCAATTCATAAAGTGTCTTACCAGTTTCTCGATCCGTATAGAGTCGTGCATACTTTTTATATGTTGTGAATGATACTTTTAAAAAACGAGCAGCTTCAGCATTTGATTTAGTATTTTCCATGGCATACCGAATTTCACTTTCAGGTATGTCTAAGGCTGTTTTACCTATACCATATACGTACTTGTACTGCTTTTCTTCCATTAGTATATTCCGTGCTTACGAAGTTGTCTAACAGCTTCTTTTACTGGTGTAGCAGCATCATACATTTCCATTAACATTGGTTTTAATTTAAGAGTCTGATCTGCGAAGAATGTCGAATGTACTTTGCTTTCTGTTTTTACTTCATCGATCCAATATGAATATACCGGATACTTATCTTTAAACCAATCTTCTGCTGAACGTGTATCCCAATATTCAATTTGATCTTTCAATGGCCACATATGAATTGGAATGTTAGGATCTTTTCTAAGTGCAGGTTGTTTAGGTTGTTGACTTTGGTTACGTGCATTCTTTGAAATGAATTTGTCCATTAAGTTGATAGAACGATCCTTCGGGGACATTCCCGTGTGTGCTGATTTCTTACCCATTTGCTTTTATTTTTTGTGTTAGTATAACTATTTTACGCCAAGCATCTTCGGCTTGGTATATATGCTTTTTAAATGTAACAATATCATGTTTGTTTCTAGCTACGTTTGCTTTTCGCATATTGCGTTGAAACGTTGCATGAAGAAACCCAACACGGATCTTTGCTAATAGCTTTGATATTTTATTAATCAATTTCATAACGATTATCAAATTTATTTACCGATGTTTTAATACGTTGTTGTGTTAATAGTTTGCTTATTTCCGTGCACATTTCGAATCCATCGACGAATACTGAACATCGGCCGCGCGTATGCGTAATTAAAGCACATTGCTGAGCTTGTAGGTTATTATGTCCACAAATATCAATCAAACAATCAATAACGTGATCAAATGTATTAACAGAGTCATTATGAATTATAACTTCATAAAGCCCTCGTTTCGTTTTAGTTTGTTTGGTCTTCGGTGATGCTTTTTTTGACATCTCTAATGATTGCACATTGCTCATAAAGTTCTCTTTTTTCTGCATATTGTAATGATTCATCTAGGAATTTGATTTTCCGGGGCATATTCCATGACTCGGGCCATTCCCATTCATCTGTTTTCATGATATTGATTGAATCAACGAATAACTGGTTAATAAAATTTTCTAAGATCATAACTTATAATATGAATTATTTTTGCAATATCCAATTAAATATATAGTTTTTGCCCGACAGCAATCTTATCAGCTTTAAGTCCTTTATTCTTTTTAAGAATTGCATCTATCGTTGTTTTATTGCGATTTGCAATGCCACCTAACGTTTCACCTTGTTTAACTGTATATTGTTTTTTAGATGATTTTTTTGTAGAAGCTTTTCCAAGTGTTGTAGCTGCAGTTTTTTTAGGTTTTATTCCAGTTAAAACATCATATACATTTTTTGCTGCAATTTTTCTTGAACTAGCTGATGCAGTTAATTCTGAACTATTAGGACGTTCAACAAACTTAGCAAATGCGTATGCTTTTCCCGTAACGGTATCAGACGCCATGGCTTTTTTAAATTGATTTGCTTCATAAGCATACTCGCCATCATACGCATCTAACAATTCATACTTGATAAAATCTAATTGAGTTTTGAGTGAGTTTGGATTCATTTTGCGACCATTTGCAAATTTAATCAATTCCTTTTTACGATCGCCTAACCATTGCAATAAACCAAATGCTCCAATTGCATTTGTTGCTGCAGGATTGAATGTAGATTCTGCCCACATATTTCCAACGATAGCACTTGCAGCTTCTTTTGAAAATCCACGAGCAATTAATAATTTAGCTAAACCAACTCCAGTATCTAACCATTTACCAGTTAATGGGCCGTTTCCTTCGTTTAATAAAGATGTAAGGCGTATCATCGTCCTCGTTCCTCTCTAATTATTAATTCACCTAATACTTCTAATCGACCTACTTCTCTTTGAAATTCGGTTTGTGACATTGAAGTAGATATCTTTTTATATGTTTCTTCAAATTCCTTTTTTGCTTTATCTAAGTCAAAACGTCCTGCAGCTGCTTTTTTATAGTAAGGCAATTTAACTTTGAAATGATGCCACGTTAAAAGTGCTAATCCACCCTTCTTATGTGCGGTATTAGCAATCTTCTCTGCTCCAGCTTCTCTAGTATCTGCAAATGATTCGAAAGTGTCTGGTTTATCTTTTGATTCAAAAAGTAAATTTATTAGTTTCATATTAATAAATATTACTTGTTTGTTTTATCTTGTTTAAACTCCGTCATATATGAATAGTCTGTTTCATAGCCAGCTTTTCCCTCAACGGAATAAACAGTCATATCAATCTTATATCCCGGATTCTTATCTATTCTATTAAATGTCCAAGCATTATCCATCCATATGATTCTATTGTTAGGATATATAAAATAGTTTCCGTTATCCATTTTGAATACATGTCCGCATTTATGTTCTGGAGTTTCAGAAAAATTAGTGTCTAATACGTTGCGATTTTCATGACTCCAATCTAATGTAAACATATACACCCCTTGGCGCTTGACACCTGTAATGCTAATTAGATCTGCACGTAACCCCGATAATCGTTCTCGTACTTGAACATCAATGTAAGAAGAAAAACAATCCCAATATACATGTTCCGTTAATGGCAACGTTTCAGCATTCTTCTTCCAACAAAATGCATGAATTGGTCTTCGTGTCCAATTTACTCCATTTTCTAGAAATGCTTCAAATAATGGCGTTCTTTTTTGTATCGATGCTACAGAATGTACATCTGCAGCAGTATATTCACTTTGTCCTCGTTCAAAATTAAATAAAAATTCATTACGTATAAAACATGTAATGGTTGGTATGTTTGCGTTTAAGTAAGCCAATCTATTTCCTCGTTAGTGTATAAACATGTTAATTCTTCTCCAGCACAAATATCTCGAAGTGCAATGTATTTATCTAACGTTAAGTCGTGATATACATTAGGCGTTTCTGAATGATTAATATAGTATGCCATATTAATATTATTATATGTTCTAGAAAGCCAAATTCCAAATTTATCTGAATTACATGTAGAGTTTAAATGTATTCGTATTGCATCATCATCGATCTTATCAAACGGAATATGAATTATATCCGGGTCAACGTCATGAAATAAAACAAAACCGTTGTTGATTTTTGTAAGTGCAAAAACACCAACTCCGTCACATACGCGCGACGGAGCTAACTTGGTTTTACCAAATTGATTGATACTATGTAGTATCTGTTCAAACATATTATTTTCTGTGTTTTGAAATTTCAATTGCTGCTAATTGTTTAAGTGCTGCTTTTTTAGTTGGATGCGTTCCTAAACGTTTTCCGCCTTTACTAGGATATACTGCCCAACCGCCTTCAACTTTTTGAATCTTTTCATTCATTGAGCGTTTAAGATGATTTTTAAAATCGACTGGAACGAATTGTGGTTGTTGAGAATTGTATGCATCATGATCATCATGACCAAAATTACTAGTAATGAAATGATATACTTCTTCTACATCATCTGCAGAAGTTGTTATATGATCTACAGCCCATGCATGGCCATCACTTAATAGTTTATCTACTTGCATTGGATCCATTTCAAGCAATTCTCCAACTGCATGATGAATCGTTTTTAAATTCTGAAAGAACATGTAGTTGTTGCTTTCCGTGTCTTGACATCCGCCAGACATTCCACCACAACCGCAACCACATTCGTTAAGTCGTTTCATAATTAAACCTTGTTTTTAGCTACGATAGACCATATGGCACCAACTAGTGTTACAACGCCACCAATAATTTCAGTAACCACAGTTTCATCAGCTAAACCTCGAGCAACGACAATACCTCCGACAAAAGTCAAAGTGTGTCGTATGATTCCAAGTACTTGTTCTTGTGTAAGTTTCATAATTAACCTTTCTTTTATATAAATATATTATGGTTGAAAACCGACATATGTCCACTGATCTCCATCATAAATCCACAATATTAAATTGCCTTTTTCGAAATACATAGAACCCGTTGTTGGAGCGGTTGGAGCTTGTAATGGTATTGAAAATCCCGATCCTGTATCGATAGATCGTAAATCCAATGCCGTTTTATTTCCGAATGTAACAGATCCAAATCCTTTTCCAGCTGATCCAGTAAAATAAGTTTCTCCAGATGTTACTAAAAAATTAGTAGCCGAAATATTCATATTTGAAGCAGATGCTGCAAAACTACTTACAACCGTTAAACTACCTGTAACAGCTAAAGACCCGGTTATTCTAGCACTACCCGTAAATGGAAATCCGACACCAGATCCGCCTCCTGCATTTAATGCAAATGAAGCTGTTGTTGCAAATGATGCACTTGTTGCTATTCCTGCTAAAGATCCGCTAAATGAACCCGTTGCTATTACAGTATCTGTAGAGCCACCACTTAATGCATCTATAGCTCGAGTTACATGTTCAGCTTGTATCGTACCCCCATTTGAGATACCTGTTTTATTTATTATTGCCATTTATGTTCCTTTTCTTATATATAGGCCAATTCTTTGTTTTTTCATTCATCCATTCCTGTCGATCATCGCAACCACAATCTTCATCAAGTATTTGCGCAATTCGTTTTGCAAGTTGATCTAAACCAGTTGCTACAGTTATTTTTTTAATGTCATCACCCAAACCTCTACTTTGCATAGCGCGCTCCATTTTGTATTGCATTACGCAATTGCATTATCATTGTTCGTTGTTGAGGCGTTACAGGTATTTCAAATACTCGTCCGCCCGGGTATGTATATGTTTCAACGCCGGGGCGCATCATTTTCATATGCCCCGTGTCATCGATGCCTATTACTGCGTGTGACACATTGCGCATTGTGATATTATTGCTAGGTATCATTGTGCAACGTCCCGGGTGTTTCCATTGTCCCATTGCATCTTCTACCGCACCGGTAAATTTCATTATGCGCATCCACCCAGATTCGTCTAACATTTTTTCGCCATTAACATGTTTTGCTAATGCAGTTACCGCATCTTCATGTATAACGGATTCTGTTTGCAAATATGCTACTGTTACTTTGCGAAGCAGATTTTTTAACTTGTCTAGATGTCCATCATTACGAAGTTTTTTGTAAGCCAAATTTTCTACTGAATATTCGCCTTCTGCATCTAATCCTGCTTGTCGCATAGAACGTATACGACGCATTAACGCATTAATTCGTTTTTTTAGTTTAGGATCATTTGCATCAAGTTGTTCAATTTCATATGCTAATGGTTTTACTTTTTGATCAATAATACTATCATCAATCGATATCATATCAGCACTAGGTTTACGAATCCATTTATTATTAAGTAACGAATATTCTCCCACCGATGAATGTAATTCTTCATTCGAATCTTGTGCATACAATTCAATTGGAGTTCCTTGCAACGAAAGTGGATAATTTGTATTCCAAACGGATTTCTTTGCCATTAAATAGTTTTTAACTAGATGAATGTTTTCTCCTACTTGCATATAATTAATAACAACGTGAAGATCAATATCAGAATGTTCTGTCCAATTGTAATTAGCATTGCTGCCAATTAGTATGATATCTTTAACTTCTGCATCAATTTCTAAGAATGCGTAAAATTCTTTTACAATCTTAAGAAACTTTTTACGTAGGCCTGGCTTAAGCCGATCGCCGTCCCAAAGTTTTGGATTAAGAGTTTTCTGTGTTTCGTATTCGTTTAGCATCTTATATAAATATAGATACTTGACATAATTACAAAGATTTTAACATTGCAATCATTCTAGGGCATGGGTGAATATCTGTTTTGTCTTTACGATAAGAATTGTGAGTATATACGCCATTATCGCCGCTAAGTGCTCGTTTAGAAACTGACCACATATCCTTTTCGTTGTATGTCAAATTAATTCCGTATGTATCGCGCCAATACAATAAAAGATTTTTAGTAGATTCAATTTGTGCATCAGTGTATCGATGATAATACTTATATCCTTTATATGGAGTTTCTAATTCAGTAACTTGATCTGCAGGAACTTCTCTATCAACATAGTTATAAAACTTGTCACCTTTTTTCTCTAATGGCCCCCAACTACAAATTTCAATGCCAATTGATAATTTATCTAAGCTTTTAACAGGAAGACCATTTGCACGAAATACATCTCCTTTAACACCTAAATGATATGCCCAAAAGCGAGATGAAAATGCTTGGCAAATTTCTCCATCATATGTATCTTTTGATGCACCTTTGCCTGATATAGTTACGCAGGTTGCAATGCGTCCTCTATCATCCGTATCCCACATTTTAATTGTGCCTACGCCAGATGAATTGCCGGCTGTGTGATGCAATACGATTTGTGTTTTTTTGATTTCTTCTTTTACATATTGCGACTCTCGCAATGGAACTTGTTTGATTTTTGTAACATCTAAACTCATTGTTAATCCTTTTTACGGTCTCCTTTATGAAGATCTATTTTATCTAATATGCTTGTTAATAATGTCGCTTCAATAAATCCTGACATTGATGCATTTTTCAATGCACTAATGATTTGAAAGAATAAGAAAGGAAATAATATAGTTTCACTTAACCAACTCGTTCCCGGATATCCTTGTTCTACTATTAGTAATGTTGATAAAAACATGATCCAAATTACTAGGGTTTGTAATACTTTAAGAGCTTTATATGTTTTGAAACCTTCTCGTTTCATACCAGCAATTACTCCAAAAAATCCATCTAACATTACTACTGCAACTAGAGCCAAATATTGATCTGCATTATGCATTGTTAAATTTAAAAAATACGTACAAATAAATGATAGGGTCGTTGTACTACTTACTAATAGAAATGTTTTCATCCGTTTCATATCCTTACACTACTGGTTGATTGTCATCATTCTTCTTCTTCGATGTTGGCGAAAACTTGTCTGCCGTTGTGCTAAACATGGCAGCTATAACAATATATTCAATTGCTGATACTAGGTGTTCGTCTGGTGCTATTGATTTAGGATACAATGAATTAATAAACATCATGGCCATGAGTGATACAAATCCTACAACGCCGATAACGCGCTTTGATGATACATCGCCAGATCTAGAATCTGACAATAAACGTTGCAGGAAACTTTTGGTTTGACGCATTGCAATCCTTATTCTTAATAACATTCGTTTTCGTTTCATAGATAAATATGTTGTTGGTTAAGTTTAATGAGATTTTTTTCATATGTTTCTAGATGATTGATAATCACAGTAAAGCAATCTAGTTTAAATTCACCTATAGCGCCATTATCTGCAATAATTTCTGGAAGTTGCTGAATGTATTGAAAATTGTGATTTCCTAATTGTGATGCATCAAGTATTACAACAACTATATCATTTTCTCCTTCTGGATAATTTAAGCCTAAATTCAAAACGCGTTTTGTTAAATCAAACTTAGTATTTGGTTGTTCTTTTTCAATATACGCAGTTGTAATTACTTGCATATCATCATCGATGTAGATTCTATCGCACCATGGTTCTAATGCTTCTAATATAGGTAATGTGCAATTATGAACTACAAATGCAATATTATATTTTGGTATTATAATTGGATACTGATATTCATTGTTTTTAATCCAGCTACCCCATTTACGTAAATAGTTTCTACTAGCTCTTGTACAAGCTTGTTTATAATATTCATCATCTTGTCCAACCTGTTCTGTCCATCTATGTCCTCTACAAGTTAAATGATAAACGAATGCATCGCGACTTTGTATTAATTCATATCCGGCTAATATCCAACGTTGAAATATATCTGAATCTTCATATGGAAATGGAGCAAATAATGGATCATGGCCTCCTATTGCTTGAAAATCTGATTTATATAAAATCCATGGTGCGAACATTCCATATGTTACTCGATCTACATTTTCTTCTTGCTGTTGCATTGCAAATTCTTCAAATGCATCAATATTTAATGTATCAAAGTCTTGTCCAAAATCCATTATGATT